GATTAATTGTTACAGAGTGTGAAGATTGCCGCTGGCGCCTGGAAACGGGCGCTTTGGCGCGTATTATTGGTTCACCGGGGGCGAGAGCTTCCACCACCTGCTTCAGCCATGACCCGCATCAATCACAGAGTCGAGCAGCTCACCACTGCTGACACCTACACAGCATTCAACGGGCTCAACACCATTAGCCTCACTGTCACTGTGCCTGCATGGCACGAGCCTTTCCCCATCCAAGTGCGCATGGGCGCTGCCAACCCCCGCAAGCTTGAAATAAATGGCTTGCTGCACGTCTGCAAAACTTGGTATCTCAATGGCCCCGTGGCAGACCAGTGGACCATTTCCACCCTGAACGGCCCCATCCAAGTGCCAGCAGGCACCGTCATTGAGACTGAAGAGCTGCCAGAGAAGTGGGAGGCTTTGACCAGGGAAGCCAGCAAAGGCAAGCAGGAATGGTTTGCCTACTCCAATGGTCGCACTGCCTTCTGTTAAGAAATACAACTGGGGGCTGGAAACAGCCCCTTCGTTCCTTACCATTGTCCCAACCAAACACAAGCCATGTCTCGCACCATTGAAGACCATCGCGAAAGCTCCCATCTTGCCAAGATTGAAGCTGATCGCCAAGCACAACACAGTGGCTATGGCGTCAGAAAGTTTCACGCTGTTGGCGGCATCATCAAGTGGGAAGCCTATGGTTGGGAGCGTATTACTGAACTAACCACGCACTACACTTCCTACGCTTTGTTTGACCACAAATGGGAAGCTGAGCAGTATTTCAACAACATCATCAACGGTTGATACCATGGACCCTCTCTTTCTAATTTCCGACGCTGTTGTATTCACTGGCAAGCTTTACGATCAAGCTTTTGTTCAAAGCTGCAAAAATGGCAGTTCCGCTGGTGGATTTGCTTCTGGAGAATTCAATGGCAAAGAAATAGTTTGCTGGATAGTCCCTCGTTATATGAAAACTGGCAAATGGAGCAATACGACTATTTGGAGAGTTGATGACAAGCGAGTGGCACAAAAGAAGCTGATCGACGCCGTTTGTAAAGAAGTGTGAACAAAGGGGCCTCAATGCCCCTTTCACGCATATATTGGTTTCACGAGGCGCGAGCCTTCCTTTGCTTTCCCACCATGGCAACTTTCCCTACGCTTCACCTCAACGGCACTGGCAAGATTGATCTTCGCGATGAGTACGCTGCTGCTTACGATGCCATTGATAAAGCCATCGACGCTCTGGCTGCTGCCACCCTGAATGGCCGCGACTACTACCCACAAGCCGAGGGTGCCTACCACCAGGCCCGTAGCGAGCGTGATGCAGCCCTTGACCAGCTTCGCCAAGCGCACAAGTACGCAGGTGAAATGCTTGCTGGCATCTGCGACCAAATGTAAACTTTTGTGACACCAGGGGCCACCAGGCCCCCTTTAGCTTTATTGTTCCCTCAACGGGCCGAGAGGCTCTTCACCCGCTTCAAAACCATGACTACAACCATCGCTCTCATCTTGGCTATTTTGTTTTTACCGGTGCTCGTGCTGTTATGGGCCACTGAAAGTCGTGAACAGCGAGTGCGCCGCTGGAAGCAAAATGGCTGGTCCCAGCAGCGCATGGCTGACCGCTTGGGATGTAGTCGCACTACTGTCCGACGATTGCTGGTTGCTTGATTACTTTTATTCCCATCGTTCTCAAGATCATGCAAGACATCATCAACATCATTGCAATCAGCGACAAAGGCAAAAGCCGCATTGGCAAAAAGTTAACAATGGCAATTGTGGAGCAAAACCACCATGACAAGATGTTTATTGTGATTCCTGGCACTAATCAGTGTCGATGGATTAAAAAGGACAATGATCCTGATTTTCGTATTATTGAGGAAGATTGATGACTTCTTCGTTCATTAAAGACCATTCCATTACCATTGCTTCTTCTTTCATGACTACCGTCCGCACTTATCAAGATAATGGCCCTTATTTTGGGGCTACGACAATGAGCTACCAAGCAGCAAGCGTCAGCGACATTCTGCGCCACGTGAGGCTAGCCATGGAGGATCGTGAAGACACCATTGCCATCTTTGACGCAGAAGGCTCCTGTAAGGGGCTGTGGGAGCGAGAGCTGGAAGGGCACGTAGACAGTGCTGGTGACACCATTGTCGACCATGACGGTTATGAGCTAAGGCGCCCAGGAGGGCGCTCCCCTAAGACTTTTGCAATGGCAGTGGCACAGTTGCAGAGGGCAGCATGATCGTCATTGATTTCTTCACAGAAGCCTGCTGTAAAGGCACGGAACTCATCGAAGGCTGGTATTGGTATAAGGACGATGGTGATGATGTGGGGGGACCGTTTGAAAACGAAGAAGAGGCAAGACTGGCTGCCAAAAATGGTATCACTTGGTCTAATGCAAATTAATTTTGGACTTGTTGGCTTGCGGTAATGGGACTTGCGGGAAAACGGTAATGGGACTTGCGCAAATGCGGTATTGAGTGAAAAAATTTTGGACTGGCGAGAATGCGGTATATAGCGCTTTTGGCCCCAGGCCGCACTTTTTTCGATTTTTTACATTTTAGGGCCCTATTCCGCCGCGCCTAAATCTACCTTACTGTGCGGGCCTTAAATCTACCTTACTAGTTGCCCCGCTAAATCTACCTTGCTGGTTGCGGCCTTAAATCTACCTTACTAGTTGCGGCCCTTAAATGTAACCCTACTCGTTACCTGGGGTGAGAGTACCCTACTCGTTACCTGGGGTGAGAGTACCCTACTCGTTACCTGGGGTGAGAGTACCCTACTCGTTACCTGGCCAGGCTCACCCTTAGATGCCTTACTTGGCTGGGCTCCCTTAGATTCTTTGATTTAGGGGAGATTCTGGGCTCTCTCCCCTTGAGAGAATCCCTGCCGCCAAAGAGGCGAGAATCTCAGGCTCTCGCCTCCCTTTGTAAAGTTTTATCAATATTTCAGAGAGAGAGCCTCCCCTCCTCCTCGTGCTTTCTATTGTGAGCTCTGAACCAAGAGGTTCTTCCTTCGCTCTTCTCTCCATGGCACGCCAAACAAAGATCTTCCGCATCATCACTGCTAGCACGGGCGAGCCTCTGCCAGGCTTTCCTGCCTTCCGCTCCTTCTCTGCCGCCAGCAAGGAGAGAGGCCACGTTCAATCCGAGCTTTTCCCTAACTGCGCAGTTGCGCTCTCTGTTGGGGTCTTCTCCGCTTAACTCTATTCAGCCATCAGGGAGGCGAGAGCCTCCCTCCTCTCCTTCGCTCTTCTCTCCATGCTCTCCGCTTCGCTTCGCTCGCCTTCCTTCCCGCCTCTCTCTGATCCGCTCTCTGCTCTTCGCTCTCTCCCATGGGAGGAGATCAGAGAGGCCTCCCTCTCCGCTTCGCTCTTTGCTCTCGCTCTTCTCCATGCTCTCGCCGCTCGCTTGTGGGTTCGCCGCTTCGCTCTCGCCTCCTTCCTTCGCTCCTTCGCTTCGCTCCTCCCCTCTTCTTCTTCTCCTTCCCTCTCTCCCTCCTCGCCTCGCTCTGATCTGATCTCCGCTCTGGCCTCCTCCTCTGGCCTCCCTCGCCGCTCCTTCTCTCGCCTCGCCTCGCCTCGCCTCCTCTCTGCCGCTCGCTCTGCTGGCCTCTTTGGCTGATCTCAAGGGGAGGCGAGAGCCTCCCTCCTTCTCCTTCTCTTCGCTCCTTTGCTCTTCTCTCCATGCTCTCCCCTGCCGCTCGCTCTGCTCTTTGCTCCTCTGTCTTGGCAGAGGGTAGGGAGCTCTCTCCCTTTGAGCTCAAGGAGCTCCTCGCCTCGCCTCCCCTAGTGGGAGAGATCCGCGCCTCTGATTGCACCTGGCCTGATATCTCCTTTGAGAGCCCCAAAGAGGCGGAGCTCTTCGCTCGCTCTCTTGAGGAGAGACTCTCCTCTCCTTCGCTCTCTCCCAAAGAGAGAGAGGAGATCGAAGAGCAGTTTGATGACCTCTTCTCTGCTCTCTTTGATGGGCTCCTTTGAGCCTCTGGCCTCTTTGTAAAGTTTTATCAATATTGCAAAGGGAGGCTCTGGCTCTCTCCTTCTTCTCTGGCATCATGGCCTCAAGAGGCGAGAGCCTCCTTCCTTCGCTCCTTCTCCATGCTTCGCTCTTTGCTCCTTCCTGGTTTCTTCTTCTCTTTGGCCATGGTGGCCTCCTTCCCTGTCTCTGATCTAGGGAAGAAAATCAGCTTCGCCTCCTCTGCTAAGGAAGCTGCTCCCTTTGCCGCTCCCTTCGCTCTCTCCTCTTCTTTGATGATGGCATCCCTCTCCCTCTCGCTCGCCTCTGCTCTCTCCTCTGCTCCTCTCGCTCGCCGCTCTCGCCGCTCTTGAGCCTTTGGCCTCCTCTTCTCAGGGGAGGCCTTCTCTTCGCTCCTTTGCTCCTTCGCTCCTTCCCTATGGGCTCCTTTGATGATGATCTCCCTGGCCTTTGGATTTTTGACTTGAGCGAAGAGGAGAGAGAAGAAGAGGAGAGAGAAGAAGAGGAGAGCCTCTCCTCTCTCTGGCTCTCCCATCCCTCCCTGACTGCAGAGCAGAGGAGCCCCTCCCTCCTTCGCTGATCGCCTCGCTCCTTCCCTTCCTTCTCCTTCTCCTTCTCCATGGCCTCCGCTCTTTTCTCCGCTCCTCTCCCTTCCTTCGCTCGCCTCTCCTCTGCCAGAGCTCCTCGCCTCCCTGCTGAGCTCCGCTCCTTCCTTGCTCTCTTTGGCTTAACCGTAGACTCTCTCCTCACCTATGGAGAGGCCAATACAAAGATCGCCAAAGGCTCAGAGCTCGCCTTCTCCGCTCTGCTGCATCTTCTCCCTGATAGGAGCCTTGCGAGAGCCTTAACGCCAGACTCACACTTGAGCCCCATACGTTCCGAGCTCCCTGGCTTGAGAGCTCTGGCGGCAGAACTGGGCCTCCTTGAGAAGGCTCTCTCTGTTACCCTTTGTCCCTTCTCCTCTGATGCCTGTAGAGAGCTCTGCCTCGCCTTTTCGGGGAGAGGCGGGATCTCCCTCCCTGTCGCATCCTGTCGCGCTCGCCGCTCTTTGGCCTTCCTTTATGATCGCAATCTTTTCTTAAAGTGCCTCCTCTGGGCCTCTGGCCTTTGCTATAGGAAGGCTCGCAAGGCCTCGCTCCTCTTTGCATGTCGCCTTAATGGCACTCAAGAGCTCCCATGGCACACTTACAGGCTCCTCTTGTCAGAGGAGGAGGCCTCTCTCTTCTCTGCTCTCTTTGGGGCTCCCATTGCGCCAGGCCTCGCCTCTCTGCCTGATAGGCTCTCTAACCTCCCTGATTGCGCTCCTTATGACTACAGCAAGGCTCCTCTCTCTTGGCTTCAGGGAGCCCGCTCCTCTGGGGTGCACGTAACGGCGAGCCTTGCGGCAGATAGGCAGGGAGGGAGCAGGGACGCGATCAACGCTGTTCTGGCGGGATTCTCTCTCGCCGTGCCGATCCTCCTTCCTAAGGGAGCTCCTCTCCCCTCTGAGATCTGGCTCACTGATAGCAGAGGGACAGAGCTCCGCCTCCTTTGCATTGATGGAGATCTGAATGATCTCAGGATGCATGATCCTCTCCCTCCCTCTGGTTTCCATGGCGTGGCTCCTCTCTTGAGGCTCAAGAGGAGCAGAGGCTCTGATCCTCTCGCTGCTCCTCGCTTCGCTCTCGCTCCTTCCTTTGAGAGACAGGCTCTCTTTGGTGGTGGCTCCGCTCTCTTTGTAAAATGAGGATTCTCTCTCGCCTCCCTTGCCAATACAACGGCACGGTCTCGTTCGTCTGGGCTAAATCTCCAAAGCGTAAGGATCAATCAATCTGGCGCCACACTTCGTACGATAGCTACCATTTAGTCCGCCTCTTTATAGGCTCCCTGGTAGTTCTTCGCATCAGACAGACTTCAGATCATGCCAGGAGATTAGGCTTGCCCATAGTCTAGATTTAGTCTAGATTCTCCCTGCATTCTCTCCCCCGTAGCCTACAGGTTGCGGGGGCTTTATCGTGCGCCTTTATAGTTGGAGACTAGGGCAGACTTGAGCGGAGGGTTAATCCCGATAAAAAGGGTCGGAATTAATTAGCAGCCTACAGTAAGGCATAAAAAAGGGCCCTAATTAGGGCCCTTAAATGTAGTCAACTGTTAGTCTTCGAAGTTAATACTTTCCAGTGTTTTAATTTGCTCTCTCAAGCCCTCCAACAGTTCCTGAGTTTTTGCGTCTGTAACCTTGAACCTAGCTTGTAGCTCTGCAATCCGTTGTTTGAACTTTTCAGAGTTAACCGTCACGGCGTTAAGTATAAAGAACTGTAGAAACTTCTTTCTACAGTTACAGTCTACTTCCCAGGGTGCCAGGATCCCGAAACTGTTACAATTCTTGACGTGGGGAGCAGTAACCCGCCTATGCGCGTAAAGGCATTGGGGGCATACCCCTGTTAAAAGCGACGCCATTTTTACATCGAAATTTCAAACACTAAATATCACTTACTTGTATTCCTGATAACCGTCATTTAGCTGTAATACGACTATTTAGGAACAATTTACTACGGTGTCCGTAAGTTTACGAACATGCTCGTAAAGCTCAATGGCGACTGACCGAACGATTGCACAGTTACGAACTGTAGTGAGGTCACTACGATTCCATCTCGCACTTTCCTTGCCATCGTCTTAGGACGCACGAGAAGGTAGCTCCCCAAGAGCGTCAATTATTGCGTCCTTTCTTCTTCTTCATATCGCATTGGTTAATTTCTTTGGCCTGGCCGTGTGCGATCACAATTTCAGCGGCGTCGTCAGCTCTCGCTAAAGAAATATTGAAAGGATGGTTAGGAAGGAGCCCTTATTGTCGTAGGCGCTTGGGGCTCTGCGCGTAGGGCTCCTAGCGGAGGTTACGTGGTGCGGTGTACGAGGCTCCTGGTCGAGAAGTTTCGTAACCGTGTGCATCTCCTTTACCTATCGTAAATCACAGTCTCATGAGACGCGAATGAGACTCACTTAAGACTCCAGTTATAGCTTGAAAGCTTAAGCTTATGCCAATTAGCAAAGTGGCTAATAGTATGATTTGACGATGGGCTATTACGATTCTCAAGAAGCGCTTGTCACGGTTACGCAGCACTGGCATGTGCGCGTAGCAGCAAGGCGTTATTTCAACCAGGCAATAGCAGAACTGAAGGGAAGGCTCCAGCCAGGGCACACATGCCTCTGGAAAGCTTCTGGCACCAAGTTCAATGGCTATCAGGCAGACCTAGCTTCTTTCACCATTGACTCTGCCCTTGACTCTGCCCTTGCTGGCTCCTATCCTGATTGGTGATTAGCGTTTTTCCCATGGAACCTTCTTTTAACGAATTCAGCAAAGTAGTTACAAAGTATGTGCTTGGCTCTCAGGAGCGTTTTAATGAGCTAAAGGAGCGCATGGAAATGTGCGAACATGCGACAAGCAAGGCAGGAGCTGCTGCTCTTGGTTATTTAATTGCAATGGAGGAGAAAGAAGCAGAAAGTCGGAATATTTACGATGTTGTGCTTAAGCAAGTAGAAAACGATGGCGAAGACAGTTGCATTCGCACTGAAGCAATATTTGCTGCCATTTATAAATGGTTAGACGGAAAGTTTGATGGTGAGAGTTACCCAAGGGACGGCGGCACTCGTGAAACACTGCGCGAAGCCTTTGACATTTACATGGTTTTGTAAAGCAATCATGAAGGAGGGCTAGGTCTGGGTTACAGTAGGAAGTGTTCGTTCTGAGGGGGCTGTGGCCCCCTTTTGTTGTCTCATGAATCTCAAAGAAAACGCAAGGTGCGACAAGATTGCACGCACTGGCAGGGTTGAAAGCTGGATGG